ATATGTAATTTTATTTAGAGTGCCAGCACCGAGACCAAGACAAATATCAGATATATTACCAAAGATACAGAACGTTGCACAAACTTCACAATATCTAGTTAAGTTTGCACTACCTATAAGTGGTTTGCGTCGATATTTGAGAAGAAAAGGAATAAACGATAATTTTATATCGGATGATATTGGATTATTATGTAGCAATGCATCGTTGCCTGGTAGTGCTTTAGCATCAGTTGATGCTCGTGGTGATTATCAGGGTGTGATTGAGAGATTTGCACATACCCGTAATTTTACTCAAATAACATTAGAATTTTACGTTGACAATAGATATAGAACACTTAAATTTATTGAGCATTGGATAGAGTATATAACAGGAGCAGTTGGAGATCCATCAAGTGACACTTATCATTTTAGATTAAATTATCCACAGGCATACAAATCGAATGAGACAAGAATAGTAAAATTTGAACGTGATCATAATAGATTTTTAGAATATAAGTTTATTGGATTATTTCCATTAGCATTAAATGCTACGAGAGTTTCCTATCAGGGTTCACAGGTTCTCAAGATGTCTGCTAATTTTAGTTTTGATAGGTACATTTGTGGTGAATCAACATCATTAACCAAGTCATTAAGAAATGCGTTCAATGAAATATTTGGAAGAACAAATCCCATAAGAGATGGTATAAGTGTACCATCATCAAAACTACCAGCGATATTTACAGGTGAAACTAGCACAGCAAGTAATCCAGAAAGTCTTTACATAGGTCGTGCTAGTTTCCCAAAAAATTTAGATGGTAATGCAACTAGTCTCTCTGGTCAATCTTTTGGATCAACAGGTTCAGTTATTTCAGAAGGATATTTCGCATAATAAACTTTAGAAAGGACGCTAAATAGTGATACTGAAGTGTTTAGCATATCATGCCTTTACCAAAAATTTCAACGCCAACTTATGAGATGGTGTTGCCATCATCTAACAGAAAAATAAAATATAGACCTTTCCTTGTAAAAGAGGAGAAAGTTCTAATTATAGCTTTAGAATCACAAGATCAAACTCAAATAGCGAATGCTATTAAAGATATACTTTCATCTTGTATTCTTACAAAAGGCACAAAAGTAGATAAGTTATCTACATTTGATATAGAATACCTATTCTTAAACGTTAGGGGTAAATCTATAGGTGAAAAGATAGAGGTGATGGTTACATGTCCTGATGATGAAAAAACTCAAGTTCCAATGTCAATTGATATTGATTCTATAAAGGTGAATAAATCAAAAGATCATAAATCTGATATCAAATTAGATGATCAATATACATTAAAAATGAGATATCCATCTCTTAATGAATTTATTAAAACAAATTTCAGTGGTGATGGAGTTCAAGTAGATGATACTTTTGATTTAATTGCATCATGTATTGATCAAATTTATTCTGAAGAAGAATCTTGGGCAAGTCAGGATTGTACTCACAAAGAGATGGTGGAATTTTTAGAACAACTAAATTCATCACAATTCAAAGAAATTGAGTCTTTCTTTAATACGATGCCAAAATTATCACATACTGTGAAAGTAAAGAATCCTAATACGGGTGTTGAAAGTGATGTAGTATTGGAGGGACTACAGAATTTTTTCGGATAAGTATGGCACATGAAGATTTAGTGTCATACTATAAAATGAATTTCGCCATGATGCAACACCATAAATATAGTTTAACTGAACTTGAAAATATGATACCGTGGGAGAGAGAGATTTATATATCTTTACTCCAACAATATATTGAAGAGGAAAATTTAAGGGCACAGCAAGAACGTAATGGATGAAGATCAAAAACTAGCTTCACCGATATCTGGAGGTATAAGAGCCATTAGAAGGTCTGTATCTTCTAGTATGTTTCGCCTACCTTCTCGTCCCCAAACCCCCCAAGTTGATCCTGTCTCTACAAATTTAATCTTACAAAATTCGATTGCACTTACAAATGTATCGAATTCTCTCACAGATATAACCAAACAACTTACAACTCTTAATTTCTCTTTATCAGGTATAAAAGAAACTCTAGCAGTCAATGATCAATTAGAAAAATCAAGAGAGCAAGCGAAAACTAATAGGGAAAAATTATTAGCAGAACAAGGTTTAAGAGATGCCAGAGAGAATGAGTTAGAACAGAAAATAAAAGGAGCATTGACTGCTCCACTCAAAGTTTTATCTGAAAAAACTGGATCAGCACTTACAAGATTAACAGATTTCTTTTTAATACTTGCTGGTGGTTGGTTAACTAGCACTGGAATTGATTTATTAAATGCTTTAGCAAGTGGTAATACTGAAAAGATAAATCGATTAAAAAAAATATTTGTTGGTGGATTAGTAGCTATTGGTGGAATAATAACTGCAGCGTCGATTGGTATAGGTAAAACATTACTTGGATTAACTAGGTTCGCTGGCACAATTGGTAGAATAACATTTGGTGGTTTATTTAAAAATGTGTTAGGTGGTTTAGGTAGATTATTTGCAACTGTTTTAGTGAAAGCTGCACCTTTTATAAAAATTTTAGCTACTTTTGCAAAATTAAAAATTGTAGCAGCTATTACAAAGTTAGTAGCATTATTAGGTTTAGGTAAATTAGGTAAATCAGCAATTAAAGAAACCATTAAAAAAGGAGATAAAATTGTAGACCCTGAAAATTTAACAACAATAAGACGAACAATAAAGGGGGTTGAAAGGCTAGCAATAGGGGGCACTGATGATATTATCCTTGATAAAGGATTCAAGTTAAAAAATATTATTCAAAATCCTTTTACTGGTAAGTTTGCGAAAGGGACATTAGGAATAGGAGCAAGGGGTCTTGGACTTGATGTACTAGTTGGTGTGTTATTTGGAAAATCGTTGGATGATGCGATAGCTAATGCAACTGGTTATGCTGCAAGTTTTGCATTAGCTGCAAAAACATTTTTTCCTTTAACTCTCGCACCCTTTCCTGGTGCAAGAATATTATATACTCTGCTAACAATTGGTGGTGGTTTTGCGGGCGGTGAAGCTGTTGAATCACTTTATAAAAATATAAAAGGTATTTTTGGTTTAGGTAATAAGGTCAGCACTAAAGAAAAATCAGAGAATACTCTCACAGAATTAGATTTAAATAATAAGGAAGATGTAATTTCAAGTATTACTCCGATAAAGAAAGAAGGAACATCAGAATTTATCTCATTTAATCCAGAGGCAGGAGTCGATGTTATTAATTTATCTAACAATAATGATAATAATATCGGAACAGATGGATTTACACCACCTGAACAAGATACAAATACTGCACCTTCAATGACATTCACTGAAAACACTTATACTCTTTTTGCATTTAGTCAATTTGGAGCACCTGCAGCATGACAATAAATTCAAGAAGGACATCATTACGAAAATCATCGGAGAGTATTAAAAATATAAGAAATACTCTGCAAATTTTTGCTAAATCTATAAAAACATTAAGGATTAACTCAAATGAAATAATTAAACAACAAAAAAAGAGTAATGATTTTAAGAAAAGATTAATATCTAATGACACTTTATTTTTTAGAAAGAGGCAGGAAATTTTTAGAAGAAAACAAAGGGAAGATGAATTGGAGGCAAAAAATATAGCAGGTAAACCAAATCGACAAGGTAATATTATACAAAGAAGTACAAAAGGTTTACTAGGTAGAATACTTGATTTTCTAGGAATATTATTAGTTGGTTGGGCAATAAACAATTTACCAAAAATTATAAAAGGTATACAAGGTGTAATAAAAAGAATACAGAAAGTCGTTGACACCCTTAAAGGTTTTTTAAAGAATATTGAAACCTTTCTTACTGGAATCAAAGAGAGTGTAGATAAAACCTTTGAGGCATTTAAGAAAGTTAATTTTTTACAAAATAAAAAAGAATTGGAGGAAAAATTTGATCAAGCTAATAGTAAAATAAATGTGCTGAATAGAGATTTTATCACTTCAATAAATGCTTTTCTAGATAATGACCAAATTCAAAAACTTGGTGATTATGATGAGGAAGTTAAAGCTATAGAAAAACCATCAGAGCGAGATCTACAAGCAATAGACGCTCTTGATAATTTCCTCACAGGTTCAGATGATGAAGGTGAGGAACCTGAACAAATAGCTCTTACACCTATAGACACATCTGTTGGTTCAGAAGATGTTGTAAGAACTATAGACAATAGTAATCAAATGATTGCATCCTCTAATAATTCTAATCTTGATGAGCAGGAATCAAATATTAAAGAGGAAGTTGATATGGCACAACTTCTTGCAGATGAAATAAAAAATAGAAATATCGATAAACAATTAAATATAAAACCAAAAAATAATCTAAGCACTTCATTGGTTAGTTTTCTAAATCCAACCATGAAAAATGATTCATTTTCAAGTGATGAATCTATGGTAAATAGTGTTGATAATAATATGATTGCATCTCTCAATATTGATGCGATTAAAGTAGATAAACCTAATGTGAGAGGAAAACTTAATAAAAAAAATACTATCTTTATTCTTTCCAACAATAATAATCAAGTGGCAAATGTATCTAATTCTGAATCAAACACTTCTCCAATAATTATCAATAGTAAGAGTTCATCTAGAACATTATATGAATTACAGTCTAATACTCTTAAATACACGTAATGGCAGCAATTGATCCTAGTATAATAGATGAAATAACGATTACCTCATTAGGGGGTGGTAAATCGTTTAATTTAGCTCAAGTAACCGTGACATTCAAGTATGAGGAAGATTTATTTTCTCCAATGATCACAGCACAGGTTCTTGTTGCAAATACTGGTGTAGGTGATAAGCAAGCGATATATCATGCACTACCAATTCGAGGTGGTGAGAGTGTAAGTATTAAAATTTCTGCTAACTCAGATAATAATCGTGATTTAGAATTTACTGGAGAGAATGTTTTGTATGTCTCATCAATTACAAATGTTTTGATAGGACCTACAAGAGAGATTTTTACATTGAATCTTGTTTCTCGTCATGCGATTACAAATGAAACATCAAGAGTGGGAGGAAAATTTGGTGAAAAAATTTCTGATAGTGTAAAGAAAATAATAAAAGATCATCTAAAAGATCAAAATGAAGCAGATGTAGATGAAACAGAAAACAAGTATAAGTTTCTTGGCAATATGAGAAAACCCTTTACACTTCTTACTTGGTTAGCTGCAAAATCAGTGCCATCAAAATCAGATACAGCAACTGGATCCACTGCAGGATATTTTTTCTACCAAACACAGGACGGTTTTCATTACAAAGCTATTGATGGATTATGTGGTCAAGAACCTGTGGAAAAATATATGTATAGTCCTGGCGTAATAGATAATGATGACCCAAGAAAAGATTTTAGAGCAATTGATTTAACAACATCTAGAAATCATAATTTTGTAGAAAATTTAGAGAGAGGTGCATATTGCTCTCATCGACAATATTATAATCCTAGAACTGGTACATTTACAACTCAAAAACAAGGTGAATTCAAGGTGGCAGATCACGCTACAAAAATGGTAACATTAGGAAGAAAATTTGAAATGTCATTACCAGAGGAAGTGAGTTCTGCACCAAGTCGTTTAATCACAGCGGTAGCTGATATTGGAACTCTAGAAAAGGATCAAGAATCTGCAAAACAAAATGCTGACCAAAAATTATACCATTCCCAATCAATGATGAGGTATAATATGATCTTTAATATAGTTTGTGTAATGTCAATTCCATTAAATACTAATTTAATAGTTGGTGATGTTATTGATATATCAATCCCAAAAATTGATTTAAAGAAAGAAAAAACAGTTGAAGAAGAATTTAGTGGTCTCTACTTAATCAAACAACTAATTCACCAATACGAAACAAACGGTAGTTTTACAAAATTAAAATTGATTAAAGATACGATGGGCAGGAGGGCAAAATGATTGAAAATAATTTATTAAAAAGTAATTTTTTAGGTATGGATGGATTCAGATGGTGGATCGGTCAAGTTCCATCTGCTGAATCTTGGGCATTACAAAGAGAAAAGAAAAAAGACTCATGGGGGAATCGTGTAAAGGTTCGTATCATGGGTTATCACCCACAGAATACAGTCGATTTAAAGGATGAAGATTTACCTTGGGCACATGTTCTTTTATCACCACAAGCTGGATCAGGGAAGGCTGGTAGATATAAACCGATTCGTGTAGCACCTGGTGATGTTGTGGTTGGGTTTTTTCTTGATGGTGATGATGGTCAGATACCAGTTATATTTGGATTGTTTGGAAATAGTAAGTATGTAGTTTCAGGGGATCCAGGACCCTTCAAACCATTTTCGGGTTACACTCCAGAGGATACTCCAGAGGGTAATACGATACCTCCAAGTGAAAGTGGTGAGGATAATGCATCTTCACAAACCTCACCAAGATTCGTTGATGAAAAACTTGCAAAAGAACTTTCTCAAAGTTTAGGTGAAAAAACATTTCAAACATCTAAAGGTATTGGGTTTGAGGTTTCTCTTGCTGGTTCATCTGATACTCAAAAGATTAGCACATCATTGAACAATGCTATAAAATATTCAGAGTTCGCATCACCATTCAAGAAAAATAAAATATTATCTGATGAGGCAAAAAATATTGCTGGATTTGCTGGAGGTTTAACTAGAGATATGACTGCCTCTAGTTTTAAAAGTTTAAGTCAAAATT